GTGAACATAAGTTTAGTTGGAGTAAGGCTGGAAGAAACCAAGAGCAATTCTTTTCATGTTGCGCTCACACAGCAACAAATACAGGACGTCCATCGGATAAAAGATGGTCTCTTACTGGTAAGGGTACTGAAATCAGTACACATCGATCATCGGCTGCCGCTAAAGAAGCAGCCATGAAACTCCACGAAGAAGGAGATCACGCCTGGTGAAGCAGACACCTAGAGAACCAGATCACAATCCTAAAGAGCCACGAAATCTATCGGGCGTTCAATTTCAGTTCATTCATGCTGGAGCACCTAAGCAGCACCCTAAAATTCACACTATGTACGCCAATGACGCAAATGGTAGATACCTAGGTCATATGGACTGGAATAAGCGAAGTGGTCAGATTGATAACATCAACGTGATTGGGCGTGTTCAAGGGCTAGGTGTTGCAACCTCTATGTATGAGAAGGCAACCAAACTTGCTGCTGACACTGGCATCAAGGCGCCACAACACTCTCGTAGCCGCACTGACAAGGGAGATGCCTGGGCACGCAAGGTCGGTGGCAACGTCCCACCTCGTAAGGCAGAGCCAGAAGACGAAGAATAACCTGTGATAGGGTCTGGGCATGATTACAGACCGCCCATGGGGAACATACGAAGTACTAGCAACATCTGACACTCACCAGGTAAAGCGCATTGTCGTTAAGCCTGGTCAACGCCTTTCCTATCAAACACATGAACAACGCTCAGAGTATTGGGTAATTGTTGCAGGAACTGGCACCGTAACACTAGATGATATTCAATCTATGGCATTAGGTGGAGATGCGTTTATTATTGAACAAGGTATTGCTCACCGTATTGCTAATACTGGAGAAGAAGATCTAGTCTTTATTGAAACGCAATTAGGACTTTACTTTGGCGAAGATGACATCGTGCGTCTTGAAGACGACTTTGGTCGTGCATAATGGAAAAGACTTGGGAAGTTAAAGAAAAAGAAATACGTGAAGGTATTGCTCAAGCAATTGAAGATCAGATTGAAAATATGATGCCTCCTGTTGATGAAGTAGACATTGCTGTCTATCACACACTTACGTGGGCAGCAGGTGTAGCACGAGGCAATAATGAGGCACTTTAAAAAGGGTTGGATTAAAGGTGGCACTTCTGATGGCTGGGGCTTTGCAATTGAGTTCTATCCTCAAGAGCCATCCCTAACTATTAGTTTTATACATTGGTATTTAATTATTGAGAGGGACTATAAATGATGCAATATTGGTCATGGATACTAGCAGTAATAGGTGTAACTGGAATCTTTTTTGTTGGTCGCAAGACTATATGGGGATGGCATATCCTATGCATTAACGAGTGTCTATGGATTGCGTACGCTATTACAACCGAACAATATGGGTTTATCTTCTCTGCTCTTGCATATGCGGCAGTTTATGTTAAATCTTATTTACATTGGAGACAAGACGCATGAGGGATTACTAATGGAAATGTTTCTTATGGGATTGATTGTTGGAGTAGTTGTTGGTCGAGCATTTGATCTGTGGGTTGATTGGAAATATAAGAAGTGATTGTCACTCTTTCCAAAGAGGAAGTTCGTGCATGTGCAGATATCGCATTGAACCGATGGATGATGAAGTTTGGTAGTGTTGACCGACCTAACTACGCAGGTGACAATAAGAAGTACCTAGAGCCAGAAATTGCGGCTAATGTACGAACTATTGTTGCTGAGTATGCAGTTGCCAAGTTATACAAGCAGCCCTTTACATTTCCCTTTTATACAAACGAAGAACATTATTTCAGAAAAGACTTTCCTGATGTAATGCCGTGCTATGAGGTCAAGTCAGTTCGCACTAAGGATGAGATTCCAGTCTTTCCTAAGGACATCAGGCCTGGGGTGATTTTGGTAGGGGCACGAGTCATAGACCGTGATTACTACTCAGAAGTCGAGGTTTATGGCTGGCTTCCTACTGAAGAGTGCACCAAGGACGAGTATCATTATGCTCCAGAGAATTCGTGGCGAATTCCTCTTAGTAAGTTTAACGACACTATTCCAGAGTAATTATTTGTAAGATTTTTTAGACCAATAATTTTTAACGTAATGGTTTACCAATGTAGACCCAAAGTTTTTATCTTCAATTTTTCTATACTCTCCATTTTTTAAAAACGTAAATTCTGATTCCCAGTTTTCTCTTTTAAAGGGAGTAACCTGAAACATTGGGGTTCCTTTTTCTACAATTCCTTCAAACCCTTCCTTTACCCACATAGGAGGAATAACTTCTAGAGTTGATTTATCAGAATCAATTATTGCAGGAATAGCGTGAAATGGAAGATCACGATATCCAAAAGGACTTGTAACTAACACCGAGTATCCTGGAGGAGTTTTTGGAATCCACGTATTTATATACTTAACAACAAGACTTTTATAACCTATTGGAGCGGGCATTTTAGTTGCACTTTCTCCATGAACTTCAAACACCTCAGACCCTTTAGTTCTCCACGTAATCCATGGAGAATTGTTAATTTGTTTCACCTGTACATCAGTCCATAACGGAATTATGTACCCAGTAGTTAGAGCATCTAACATTGGAGTGCATTTTTTAAAAGTAGCATTAGAAACATGGTTTTCAACAATAAGTTTGCTTCCATTAGGGTTTTCAGGGCTCACATCATACGGGGTCATGTCTTTCCACCATTGAGGTACCGCTTGTTTTGCAGGAAAAGGTTTTGGGCAAACTTCCCATCCGTACTCATCTTTGGCTATAAAAGTTAACTTTTTTGTCATGCATAAACGCTATCACAATGACACAATGGATACTAACGTTTAAGGAGTAATAATGGCTGACAAAGGCACAGTAGGGGCAATGATTGAAGTTGCAAAGAAAGAAGTAGGGGTTATTGAAGGCCCTAAGGATAACGAGACCAAGTACGGCGCCTTTACCAAGGCCAACTACCTTGCTTGGTGTGGAAGTTTCTGTATGTGGGTGGCAAATCAGGCTGGCGTAAAGATTCCTAATACTGTCTCTACAGTTGCAGGAGCAGCGGCATTTAAGAAGATGGGCACATGGTTTGAGGCTGACTGTGGTCAATCACCACAACCAGGAGATATCCTGTATTTTGATTTCCCAGGAGATGGTGTCAATCGAATCTCTCACGTAGGTATCTGCACAGGTATTGACTCTGATGGAGTCGTCTTGACTATCGAAGGCAACACTAGCGGGAAGAAAAAGGGAGATCAGAGAAATGGCGGAGAGGTTTGCAACCAGATCCGTGCATACAAGACTAACAAGAAGAAGGTTCTTGTATCAATCGTTGGTTGGGGTCGTCCTAACTACAAGGGCAACGAGGTAAACGTAGACGTGCCTGTTACACAGGCTCCAGCCTTCCCAGGACAGATTAAGCCAGGTGCTAAAGGAGAATCTGTCAAGATTGTCCAGGAGGCTCTAGGATTGGCTACAGACGGCGATTACGGCCCAACGACCAAGAAGGCAGTCATAGCATTCCAGGACAATAACGACCTTGTGGACTCAAATGGCGTAATCGGCCCTAAGACATGGGCAGAACTGGTCAAACTACTCTAATCGGACAATTTAGACTTGGAACCCTCCACAGATACCTGATGGTATCCTTGGGGGGTTCTTTACTTAAGGGGTGGACGTGACAACGATCGTAGCGGTGCAGTATGAAGACAAGGTCGTTTTTGCTGCAGATAACCAGGTAACTGGTGATGACGGTCGCATTTACCATCATCCTCGAATGGAAAAGATTACAGAACGCAATGGTTACTTAATTGCAGGTTCTGGAGAGGTAGCGCCTTGCGATATTGCACAGCATTTATGGCTTCCTCCAAAACCAACCGCAAAAGATCTCCAAGACATCTATCACTTCATGATTGTTAAAGTGATGCCTTCTCTCAGAAAATGCTTGATAGAGAATGGCCATGACTTCAATGAGGGTAAGGGAGATGGAAAAGGTAATGATTCCCGCTTTAACTTCCTAGTTGCAGTTGGTGGTGAGGTATTTGACGTTGCCGATGACTGCTCTATCTGTATGAGTGATGATGGGATCTACGGAGTAGGTTCTGGCGCTAGTTATGCTATTGGGGCTCTTCATGCAGGAGCCAAGCCTCTCAAGGCTCTAGCCGTTGCTGAGAAATTAGATATGAATACCTCAGGGCCGTTTTTAGTGAAGGAGCAATTGAAGTAACTGTTTGTGATGCGGATCACAGGTTCTTTGAGTTACATTAGTCACACAACTGAATAAGTGGCTCCTGAGCAAGAGCACGCAAAAACGGCTCCTTTATTATGTTAAGATTTTGGAATGTCAAAAACACAAGATAAGCGTTTACAGAGAAAACAAGACCATGCTGAGTTTATGTGGAAACAAGCCCAACTTAAGGCAGCACTGGCTAAGACCAATCTGGATTTAGCCGTAGAAACTTTTAAGGATTTGAATAAAGAAATGACTGAAGAACAAGTTAAAGCAACACAAGAACAGACAGAAATTCAATACGATCGCATTGAAAAATACTTAATGAGCGAAAAAGAACTCTATTTAGAACGTATGGGCATCCTCCAGGACTGATAATAGAACCTAAGTCCTGAGGGGGAATCGAGACAGGTTATGTTCATGAAAAGTATAAACAATGTGTTAATGCGTATTGTTGCAGTATTTGCAGCAAGCGGTCTTAGCGTTATTGGTGCTGGTGCTATTGCTGGTATCTCAACTATCAAAGCGGTAACAGTCGCAGGTCTCACAGCAGTTGCAGCAGTCATAGAGAAGTTGGCCCGTGCTTTTATGGACGATGGAAAACTAACTCTTGACGAAATCAATGCAGCATTTTCAACCGTTGATAAAGGTGCAAAGACTGTGGCAGATGTAGAAGTCGAGACTCGTCAAGCATCAGACAAGGCATCAAAGAAAGCACCCGCTAAAGAAGACGATCCAGAGTACAACTAGTCTCTAGTTGAGTAGAACCCTCCGCCTTTAAAAGCGAGGCCAAAAGAGTTAAACACACGCTGAAGAGCGTAGCCACACTTGTCGCAGTGATAACCAGGATCTGCATCAGTGATGCTACGCTCTTTCTCGTAATCTAAATCGCACTGAATACAGGAGTACTCGTATTTAGGCACTAGGAGTTTTTTCTGCGTGAGTGCGTTGATCGCACTTGGCGCAATATGTGTACGTAATTCCAGTAAAAGGACAAGAAGACTTTACAGTCTCTCCTTTATGCTTACAGAAGTATGTCTTTATCAATTGCCACATGTTATTCCCCATCTATATGTTTTTCTTCGCAATCTCTTGCAAGAGTCATTACCACGTATCGTTTGCCACATATACTACAACAAAATTTAGCAATATATTCCGCCTGATCCATACTGCTATTATGGCCTTACACCACGAGATAAAAGGGGCAAAATAGAGACATGAACCAGAACTTATCCCAGGACCAGTTCACACCATCTAGCGTGACAGCAGGTGGCGCTATGCCAAGAAGTTCTAAGTT